GAGACCCCGCTGCGCCTGGCGATGCTGCGCAGATACGATCCTGAGTACAAGGATCGCTCCGAGGTGGTGCACGGTGGCGTAGTCGGGGTGCTCATCGCGCCAGCCCAGCTCTCGCCCCAGCAGTGGATGGCCCAGGAGACGGAGCGGAACGCTCATCGAGTTGAGCCTGATAAAAACAACCTGGATGCTCCAGCCCAGATCGTGGATGCCTCGACCAAGGAGGTGAAGAGTGGGTGACAGACTTGTGCAACCGGCTCCCGCCGACGAGGGGCAGGACGCGGGCGCGTCCTGGAGGAGCCAACATGGCGCGCGGTGACCCACGCAGGGCGAGGACCCTCGGCGAGGCCTGCGCCAATGGTGACGGCACCTTCAATGGACTGCGGCTGCTGTCCTGGCTCAGTGGTCTGTCTCTGAGCCAGGTTGAGCAGGAGGCCAAGAAGGTCCAGGGGAGGAACAAGCGTGGCCAAGCGCAAGAGGGATAGACCCTGCATCGAGTATCTCCCTCTGGGCCCATATCCAGGCTATGTAGGGTTCACCACCTCCCCGAGGGCCTTCCAGCGTGAGCTGAGAAGGTTGAAGATCAGGGAGTCAGTGAGCTTTGTCAACGCCGGGGCCGGGGCGACCACCCACTTCCTGGAGCGGGATGGGCAGACCACTACCATCATCGCCATCCCGCCCCCCTCCAAGGACCGGCCCTTCGAGCAATACGCCGGGCTGGTCGCCCACGAGGCCATGCACGCGGTGCAGGAGATCTGGCGCGGGATGGGGGAGAAGGAGCCGGGCGACGAGTGCGAGGCGTATCTGCTGCAGATGATCGTCCAGAGCTGCCTGCAGGTGGCCTACAAGACGGGGCGTGAGCGCAGGCTGGCTCCGTGATCGACGCCACCTACCTCCCCGACATCGACGAGCAGGCCGAGTTTGAGCGCCGCCTGGCGATGGCGCGGGCCGAGGAGGACCACATCCCCCCGGTGGAGGTGGATGGCCGCGAGGTCGCCTGGGCTCCCCAGGAGGGCTCGCAGACCATCTTCATGTCCTGCCCCATCCAGGAGGCGCTGTATCACGGCACGCGTGGCCCCGGCAAGACCGACGCGCTCATCATGGACTTCGCCCAGCACGTGGGGCAGGGCCACGGCGCGGCGTGGGCCGGGATCCTGTTCCGCCAGACCTATCCACAGCTGGCCGATGTTGTGGCCAAGTCGGAGAAATGGTTCCGACGCATCTTCCCAGCGGCCAAGTTCAATCAGACCAAGATGCAGTGGACCTGGCCCACTGGCGAGCGCCTGCTGCTGCGCCACATGAACAAGGCGTCGGACTATTGGAACTATCACGGCCACGAGTATCCCTGGATCGGCTGGGAGGAGCTCACCAACTGGCCAGACGACACCTGCTTCAAGTCGATGTTCGCCTGCAACCGCTCCTCGGTGATGGGTGTGCCGCGCAAGGTGCGGGCGACCACCAACCCCTATGGTCCTGGCCACAGCTGGGTGAAGGACCGCTATCGACTGGAGGGGCAGTGGTGGCGGACGGTCATAATCGACGACGCCCAGGACGTGGAGGGCCGCCCGGAGCCGCCCCGCGCGGCGATCCACGGCCACATCGACGAGAACCTCATCCTGCTGCGCGCGGACCCGGACTACAAGCGCACCGTGGTCGCCTCGGCGGCCAATCCCGAGATGGCCAAGGCCTGGCTGTCTGGCTCCTGGGACATCGCCTCCGGTGGCATGTTCGGCGACGTGTGGGACGACAAGATCAACGTCGTGCCCCCGTTCAACATCCCCGCCTCGTGGCGCATCGACCGGGCGTTCGACTGGGGCTCCAGCAGGCCATTCTCGGTCGGCTGGTGGGCCGTGAGCGACGGGTCAGACATTCGTCTGCCCGACGGTCGCGTCATCTCTACAGTGCGGGGCGACCTGTTCCGGGTGGCCGAGTGGTATGGCTGGACTGGCAAGCCCAACGAGGGACTGCGCATGCTGGCGCGAGACATCGCGCGAGGCATCGTGCAGCGCGAGCTGCAGTGGGGTTGGCGGGACCTGAGCGGCTATAGCCGCGTGCGCTCTGGGCCAGCTGACTCCTCCATCTTCGACGTGGAGAACGGCAACTGCATCGCCCAGGACATGGCGCGGCGCGTGCGGCTGGAGGATGGACGGACCTACAAGGGGGTCCAGTGGACGCGGGCCGACAAGTCGGCGGGCAGCCGCAAGAACGGCTGGGAGCAGATGCGCGAGGCGATCAAGAACGCGCGCCGCCCGGTTGACGCGCTGGGCAATTCCATGCCACGCGAGGCTCCAGGCCTGTTCGTGTTCAACACGTGTCGCCAGTTCATCCGGACCGTGCCCAATCTGCCCAGGAGCGAGAAGGACCTGGACGACGTTGATACTGACGCCGAGGATCACGTCGGAGATGAGACCCGCTATCGTGTCCGTCAAATGAACTTGCGGATCGGGGCGGGACGCACTATAGGTATGAACTAGCTCGGCGTCTTCAACCGTTGTTCCAGAGTAGGGCTCCCTGATGGCTGATGGAGAGACCGGTATCAATACAATCAATGAGCTCAAGATCTGGTTGGAGGGCGAGTTCAAGCTCATTCGGTCCACCCAGAGCACCAACGCGGAGGAGCTGCGCACCCTTCGTCGAACGGTCCATGAGACCAACAATCATGTCTCTGCGCTCCTCGCCCTGAACATACCTGAGAAATTGGATACTCTCAAGAACGAGGTCAAGGCTCATGACGGAGTAATTGAGAAGCTGGCCATGGATCAGACCGCTCTCAAGACTACCATGCGGGCGGCCTATGTGGCCATCGGCGTGGCCGGGGCGGTATTCGGAGCGATCGCAACAATGGTGCTGCGTCTATATGAGGTCTTCGGTCCGGCGGCGGGGTGATTGCCTCCGGCGAGGCGGAGAGGTAGGAGGGCGAGATGGCAATCGACGCGCGGCATCCGTCCTACGTGGCCCAGCGAGAGGACTGGCAGCTATGCCGCGACTGCCACGCCGGGGAGCGGACGGTCAAGGCCCAGGGCACCAAGTATCTGCCCGCCACCTCTGGCATGGTCTTCGACGGCATGGCCAGCGTCACGGAGCCAGGCTTCCAGGCCTATGACGCCTACCGCAAGCGCGCCGCGTTCCCGGACTATGTCTCCGAGGGTGTAGGCCACATGCTCGGTCTGATGCATGCCAAGGAGGCCAAGATCGAGCTCCCCAAGGAGCTGGAGTATCTCCGCGAGCGGGCCAGCTCCCAGGGCGAGGGTCTGCAGGACCTGCTGGCCCGCATCAACGAGGAGCAGCTGCTCGTCGGTCGCCTGGGCCTGCTGCTGGACTTTCCGGAGGCCAAGACCACCGGCCCGCCGCGCCTGTTCATCTCCACCTACGCCGCCGAGACGGTCATCAACTGGGACAGCAACCTGGTCGAGGCCGACCGGACGGTGCTGAACCTGGTCGTGCTGGACGAGAGCCGCTACGAGCGGCGGGAGGGGCTGGACTGGAACTGGGTCGAGCGCTACCGAGTGCTCAGCCTGGGACCCATCGCGGCCAATGATTCCAGCGGGGTCTATGGAGTGGGGGTATCTCGTGAGAGCAAGGATCTGCCCTCCGAGCTGAAGACGCCCTCGATCAAGGGCAAGACCCTGGACAAGATCCCGTTCGTATTCGTCAACACCCGCGACAACCTGACCGAGCCAGACCGCCCACCCCTCCTGGGCCTGTCGCGGCTCTCCATGACCATCTACCGGGGCGAGGCGGACTATCGCCAGAACCTGTTCATGCAGGGCCAGGATACGTTCGTCACCATTGGCGCTCCAGACAGCGGCGATGACGCCCAGCGGGTAGGGGCGGGCGCGCGCATCGACCTCCCCACCAACGGGGATGCCAAGTATGTGGGGGTCAACTCGCAGGGGCTGCCAGAGCAGCGCCAGGCGCTGGAGAAGGACCACGCCATGGCGGCGCAGCGCGCCGGGCAGCTGGCCACCGCCAAGTCCAAGCAGATTGAGTCCGGCGAGGCGTTGCAGACGCGCATCGCCTCGGTGAGCGCCTCGCTGACCACCCTGGCCAAGAGTGGCGCGCACGCCCTGGAGCAGCTGCTGCGCATCGCCGCCGAGTGGGTGGGGGCGGACCCGACCAAGGTGAAGGTGGAGCCCAACCTTCAGTTCCAGGATCTGGCGTTCAACACTCGCGACATCGTCGAGCTCGCCTCGGCCCGATCCATGGGTGCCCCGCTCAGCCGCAAGAGCTTCCATGATACCCTCAAGGAGCGGGGCTTTACCCGCATGACCTTCGAGGAGGAGATGGCAGAGATAGAGAGCGAGGAGCCGCTCAACATCGTGGATGGCACCACTGGCGACCTGCCAGACGATGATACCACACCAACGGGTGGTGGCGGGGCCTCGTCCAAGGGATCCGGTGGGTCGCCGGGCGCGTAGCCCATGGCGACCGTCAACGAGGAGCTGTTCAGCGCGCTGGTCCGCCACCAGATCCTGCTGCTGCGCCTGTCCAACACCATGCGCATGCGGATCCAGCGGATCCTGGATAGGACCGAGGCGGACATAGCCGATCGCATACGCTCACGGCTGCTGGACAGCACCGGCCTGCAGACCAGCGCCGACCAGCGCAGGCTAGAGGCCCTTCTCAAGATGATAAGGGCCACACGCCTGACCGCCTGGGAGCAGGTCACCGAGGCCTGGCTGGAGGACCTGGTCGCCCTGGCGCGAGAGGAGCCAACCCTGTTGCAGGGCATCATCCAGACCGTGTCCCCAGTGCAGATCGTAATGACTCTGCCCGCGCTGGACCTGCTGAAGGCCCTGGTCACCGCCGCGCCGTTCAAGGGGCAGACCCTGGCCAGGTGGGCGTCGACCATCGCCGCCGCCGACCTGCGTCGGATCGAGGATCAGATCCGCATGGGCATGATCTCCGGTGAGGGCTCGGCGGCGATTGCACGGCGGGTCGTTGGCTCGGCGCGTCTGCGTGGCACCGACGGCGTAACACAGATCACTCGGCGCGAGGCTGAGTCGATCACCCGCACGGCGGTGAACCACATCTCCAACATGGCGCGGCGCGAGTTCATCCTGCTGAACGCCGACCTGTTCTCCGAGGAGCAGTTCGTGGCCACGCTGGACAGCCGCACTACCCCAGTCTGTCGCTCGCTGGATGGCAAGAGGTTTCCCACCGCCAAGGGGCCGGTGCCGCCGCTCCACTACAACTGCCGCTCGCTGCGCGTGCCGGTCATCGACGGGGTCGCCCTGGGCCATCGTCCATTCCGCGCTGCCACCACCCAGCAGCTGCTGCGTGAGTTCTCGGAGAGGGAGGGGCTGCAGAAGACCCC